AAACCGAGGGGGTGCCTGCCCAATCGATAGACCACACACACACGACACACACACGGACAATCAAGACCATGCCCGATAAGGCGTGTAATCGGGCGTATAAGACGATGACAGTTTTCCCCTAGCCTACCCATTGCCAATGACCCATGAGGGGGATATAGATTGATCTGTGCTGGCGGGGATGGATGCCAATTCCCCTATCGTTGTCCCTTTATGTCTATGCTCCTGCCTATATAAGAATGGTTACACATATATATAAGGAGAACTGTAGAAGATCTTATATAAGTACGTCATCAGTTCTCCGTATATAGGTTAAACCTATGACATAGGTTTTTCGATTAAAAAATATTCGTAGATATATGGGAACCCGTTAGCGTGAACATACTCTATACTTATAGTCGTAACATCCTAATCAATCATAGAGGAGAATCATCATGGAAATTAAAAGTAACCTTTGCAATAACGCTACACGCAAGATCGGTCTGCTCATTGTCGCAGCTAGTCAGCTTGGTATGGATGTCTCGGGCTATGGCTATGCAGACGAAAATCGGCACTCTGGCAATGTCTACCTTTGGCTGGAAGATTACGATTTCACTCTCTACATTGCCCTGGGGTCTGATGACATTTGGGCATCATGGTTTAACCCTGAGATCTCAGCCAATGTAGATGAGACTGAGATCGAGATCGCTGGCAAGACTCTGAGAGACCTTGAGGCATGGGCTGAAGGTCTACGGGCTGAAGCTGAAGCCGCAGAGTAGTGTCTAGCCTCTAGCCTTTCATGAAGGCTAGGGGATAGGCATTTCGCCTGTCGTTCCTAATTTAATCGGAGAAAACCATGATCACAATCGCTCAAAAAGATCTTAAAGCCGTATCCCTGGCAATGGCAAAGAATGACATTCGTTACTACTTGAAGGGCATCTATATTGAGTTTAATCGGGCTGAGACCCGCATTGTTGCGACAGACGGGCATCGTTTACACATGGTTCGCACGGTAGACAGTAGCGCAATGGTGACCGAGCCCGTGACGTTTATCATCCCGTCTGACATGGTCAAACATTGCCTAAAGGCTAAAGCTGCACGTCATGACAGAAACCCGCAGATCACTCTGAGTTTTGCATCAGGCACTATAGAAGCCGCATTGCCAGACGGGTCACGGTTTGCTGCACCAGCTTTAGACGGTACTTTCCCAGACTATCGTCGCATTATCCAACAATGCGTCTCTGGCAAGTCTGAGATAGAGGCCGCAGTCTATAACCCGCGTTATGTCTTAGATGCTATGGATGCGCTAGAAACCTATGCCGACCATAAGGGTAGTGATCCAATTGGTACGGGTCTCAGACAATTAGGGTCTCGTGTCGGAGTCTTAACCTGGGGGGATTTTCTGGCAATGATTATGCCCATGCGGGCTGATGCTTCTCCCATGCCCTGCCCTAGCCTTGCAAAGCCTCTGGAGACTCCCGCAGCTTTACCAGTGACAGCCTAGTCTAGCCTCTAGCGTATAGCCCCTATATGGGGGCTATGCGATACGGGTTACCGTGTCAATCCTAAACTTAATAAGGGGAATACCATGAATGCAGCAGACTACCAGCAAGCCAAATTAGAGCGCTTAGGCGATCGCATTGCAGACCTTAAAAAACAGGGCATATGCTCGCATGGCTGGCTAAAGACTCCACCGGGACAGCAGGTAACGTGCCTAGACTGTGGTTCAGTCTTTCCCTCATTCTCTGCCGCATTGCAGGCAGGCAAAGACATTCTAAGGGGTTAAACCATGAATAAGATCAAACAATCTATCGAATCAGGTGAAGGCGTGTTCTTTTGGCTGTCCGTCGTCATTGGTGCAATGGGGTTTTATGCCGTTCTCTGGTTAATGCTTGCCATAGCCGTGATGGTAGAGTGAAAACCAGTCTATGACTCTTATAAGCCCCCTAGCGGGGCTTTTTCTTTTCATAGGACAGTCAACAAGCCCCATATAAGCCCCATAGAGACGATTCTAGGCATAGGGTAAGGGTAAGGTATACCTAAGACCCTAAAGACCCTTATAAACGATTCTATAAGGTCTACCCTATGCGTTCGCATTGCCACGGCATTGCGTCAACCATGCGTCTGTATCGGCTTATAGTCTGTAGTAAACCCTGGCCTATCCTATCTGGTGTAGAAAAATAGGTTTTACGCGCAGGCACATAGGAATTGGATAGCGCATGGTCATTGCATTGGATAGCGCTAGATCAGACCAAGGTGGGTCACCCTGGACTTTGCACCAAAGGATACAGGCTGTTTAGAGTCGCCGAGCCGACTAACCAGAGTGACCCGTACCCATCTTACCCGCAGGCTGGCAGATGACCCAAGCTGCCCCAAAGGTTGACCCATCTCCCAAAAAGTTATCCACAGACGCTATATATATTGTTTTTCTTATTATGTTTTTTTTTAAGAGTACTAAGCGTATATAGGTAGTACCGAAGCATATACGGAGAACAGTAGTATCTACGGAGAACAGACGTATAGTAGAGTACTACTATATATATAAGAGTACTCTACGATATACGAAGAACCTACCTATATACGACCCTTAAACGCTTTGTTGTCCACAAAGTTATCAACAAGTTATACAGAGTTATCCACATAGTTATCCACAGGCTATAGGTATCAGATTTCGATAGTTACAAAGCAATGAACTAGTCTATATCTGTGCTAGTCTCATTACTGTAAACCTAATAGGAGGGGATATGAAAGTTAATCTAAGCATCAAGCAATGGAAGGACAAGGACGGGAACTGGTCGTATGTACGGCATCCCCAGACTACCTATGTCGAGACTAAGACGGTGGCTTATAACCGACCGTTCCCAAATGAGGCATTTCTCGTTGATGCCCATATAGACCCAGATGATCGTCTGCGGTTTAAGTACAGGCGAGAGGGTCAGGAGACGGCTCTGAAGGCTAATCTGAGACTAGAGTTTAAGGAGGGGCAGTTAGTGGATGCCAAGATCATCGGGAAGAAGCCTGAGTTCTCCATGACCACAATGGCAGACTGATATGACTATGCACACCTGTAGTTATTACTGCGACAGACCTGAGTGCATCAAAGCGCAGAGGGATGAGTTACGCCAAAAGTTAAAGCAGGCAGTAGCGGCAGAGCGTGAGGCGTGCGCGAAGTTGGTTGAGGCCGATGGACTGGCCCGTGGTGCAGACGGGTATATGTTGACCAAAGCCGCAACAAGAATCCGAGCCAGGGGTGAGTTTAGTAAGCCTCTTGACAACGCTGTACACGCCAGCGACATATCGCAAGAACGTGTCGATGAAACGGCAAAACGTAAAGATGAGTGGGTTGGGTTTGCGCACGAAGAACTTGCTTGGTTAAACAAGGCTTTGAATCTTGGTGGGCGGTTTGCGGTTATTGAAGCCATCGAAGCCAAACTAAAGGAAAAGAATTGTCCGAGCGCAGACTAATTACTAGGCGGCAGGCAGAGATTATGAATTTACTAACTGCCGGGTTTAAGCGTGATCGGGTAGCAGAACTGATGGACATCAGCCGCTGGACGCTGGAGAGCCAGATACGCCACGTGTACGTCAAATGGAATGTTCACAAAATGAAGGATGCACTAGCGATATGGAAGGAAGAATCATGGAAATACAAGTAAAGAGTGAGTCGTATTGGTCTGGGTTCGCACTAGGCATCCTAATGACCCTTCTGACGGTCTTAGCGGCAGACAAGCTACTAAGTACGCCACAGACCCTACAGACCAGCCTAGACCTTCCTAAAGACATTGTTGGGGCATATCGGTTAGGTATCGCCGATGCCCTGAAGACGAACCCTGCCTCCTGGCAGTTAGAAGAAACTTGTTTGGAAGTGTGGTCAAACAAGCAGAAGTAGTGTAGAGTTGTATCGTTGTATTCATTCATTCGGGCCTAATCAAAGGGGAATATCATGCAAAACCTAGCACCTGAGAAGTGGAATAAAGGGGCCATTCGCGCCCGTCTGGATTCACTGTTTCCGCATTTGGATGACAGAGATCTCTATATGCTCACGACAACCGCCTATGTCATGTACATCGATGGGCGTATAGATGGCATGGAGTCGGCAAGCAAGATCTGGCAGGACAGCTATAAGTCAGAGAAGGAGGTGAGCCATGTCTGACTTCAGCCCAGAGGTACGCAACAAAGCCCTATGGTCTAACGATGCCCGTAGGTTCGTGGAAGGGCGTGGAGGCGAGGTATATGCCGAGAAGATCGGGGCCAAGGGGCAGGACGATTTGAGCCAGGTGGAAGCCGTACAGATGGGTCTAGTCATGCAGGAACCCATCATGCGGGAGTACGCCAGACGCAATCAGATTGAGTTCAGAGACGCTGACTACGCTATCTACCATCCCAAGCACAACTACCTTGCTAGCCACTTTGACTACATTAGCGCAGACGGTAGAACGCTCTACGAGGTCAAGAACCTAGGCATCCACCAGCGTAAGAAGTATGGTGACAACGGTACAGATCAGGTAGACCTTGGATACCGGGTGCAATGCCTACATGAAGCCACCGTGCATCAGATTGAGTCTGTAGTGCTGGTCGTATGCTTCGGCGGTCAGGAGATCGTAGGCTACCCGCAGACCTTTGGTGCTGATCTACAGGACATCCATGCTAGGGAGATGGCAGAGTTCTGGGGCCGTATCCAAGCCCGTACCTTTGACCCTGAGACGATGGGAGACGCTGCCAAACTGGTCTATCGCCAGGACAACGGAACCAATCTATTAGCCACGCAGAGCCTTGAGCAAGCCTGTCAGGTGCTGAAGGTACTCAAGGAGCAGATAAAGACGCTAGAGGGCCAGGAACACGATCTGGTGAGTAAGGTGCAAGGCTACATGATGGAGTCCAGCCAGCTTGTCTCGGTAGATGGGGCAGTCCTAGCCACTTGGAAGGCTAGTAAGGCAAGCAAGCGGTTTAACGCCGAACTGTTCAAGTCCTCCATGCCTGACATCTATGAGAAGTTCGTCATGGAACAGCCTGGTAGCCGCCGGTTCCTACTGAAATAAGGGGGTTATATGCCTAACGTAATACCTATGAAAGAGGGTGGATCATCCCTTGATCCTGCCGTCATTGAGAGCATCGTCATCAATGGAGATCTGAGCAAGCTAGCACCGCCTCAGAAGGTAGCCTACTACAACTATCGCTGCCAGAACGCAGGGCTAGATCCTGCTGCCAAGCCATTCGATCTACTGAAACTAAACGGTAAGGAAGTCCTCTATGCCAACGCCTCGGCAACGCAGCAACTCTGTGCCATCCACAGATTGTCTACTCAGATTACTCACCGCGAAAGGGTCGATGACATATACCTTGTCTCGTGCAGAGTTACAGGCGCTGATGGACGCGTTAGCGAAAATCAAGGGGCTGTCAGCATCGCAAACGCAAGAGGCGATGCACTTGCTAATGCCATCCTTAAAGCCACTACCAAAGCCATCCGCAGGGCAGTCCTCAGTCACTGTGGACTCGGTATGCTCGACGAAACCGAAGTCGAAACCATCCCTGGCGCAAGAGCCGAACCCTTGGTCATTCCTGACACCCCCAGAGAAGATCACTCACAGGGTTCCCAGGGGGTTCATGCACTCAAACAAGGGGAAGGTATCGTTTTGATGATACCGGGCATGGAAGAGCCGTATAGCCGCCATGTCAACAATGAGGATTGGGTGGATGCCTACCTGACGATGGTGGACAAGATCTCTGACTCCAAGAAGTTCACCCCAGGCGATAAGTTACTCAAGCTGGAAGGTCTGGAGAAGGAGAACAGTTTCATCATCGGAACTATCTCCCAGGAGTCCAAAGCACTCTACGAAGTCTTGAGTGCAGGCATTGGCAGGGCGAAACTGAGCATCAACGATGCAGCAAAAAAGAACCAGAGCCAGTCGGAGGACTCCCTTTGACGCAAAGCAACATGATCCTTAAATTTTTGGAGGCGGGGAACACTCTGACTCCAATGGAAGCCTTGTCAATGATGGGCGTGTTCAGGCTGGCGGCACGGATTGATGAGTTGCGGAAGAAGGGTCACAACATATTGACAGAAGAAGTAAGCCAAAACGGGAAGACGTTTGCCCGTTACCATTTAGCGAAAGGAAAGTAGATGGCATACGACCAAGAACGTAAACCGGGGTCAGGAGTATTGTTTACCAACGCCAAGAATGGCAAGCAGGGTGCGCCAGACTGGAAGGGGGAACTACGGATCGAGAGAGCCTACGCAGCAGGAGAGACGATCAAGATAGCCGCCTGGACGAAGGAGCATAGCAAGGGGGTGCTGATCTCGTTGAAGGAAGATAACTTCCGGCCTACGCAGCAGAACGCTAACCCATTCCCTAGCCGCAAGTCTATGGATGACGATGGTGAAGTGCCTTTTTAGCCTAACTTTAGGAGACTGACATGAAGAAGATCACAGCAGCTATAGCAGGTTTGTTGTTCGCAAGTGCAGCCTATGCCGCTTGTACTACGCATACCTACACCATAAACGGCAGGATGGTCACTTGTACTACTTGCTGTTACGGAAACAACTGTTCTACTAACTGTTTCTAATGGCTAAGATCAGTAGGGTTCGAGGGGCCACCTATGAGCGTGAGGTGGCTAACGAGATCTTTGATGCCCTTGGGGTGCGTATCAAGCGCAACCTCAAGCAGTATCAGCAGAAGGATGAAGGAGATCTTATCCTCGGAGACTATCTGATCGAGTGCAAACGCAGGCGCAAGATTGCTGTCTATGAGTTCATGGCTCAAGCTGATGCCTCATGCGAGCATGGGCAGACACCCATAGTCATCATGCGAGCAGACGGCGAGAAGTCATTAGCAGTCATGCACTTGCCCGACCTACTGAAACTCCTGAGAGAAGAAATCCCCCCTGATTCAGAGCAGGATTCCCCGCAAGGGGAAGATTAGGACGGCTGCGGGGTACAGCCGCACTCTGGAATACCCCACCCTATATCGGAGGAATTATTGAATGAGTTGGCTCTTTTCGCAGGTGCTGGTGGAGGAATACTCGGGGGACATCTCCTCGGATGGCGAACAGTCTGTGCAGTTGAGTGGGAACCCTACGCAGCAAGCGTACTTGTCGCCAGACAAAATGACGGAATACTCCCGCCTTTCCCGATTTGGGATGATGTTCAAACCTTTGACGGAAGACCGTGGCGAGGAATTGTTGATGTCATATCTGGCGGCTTTCCATGCCAGGACATCTCTGCCGCAGGAAAAGGTGCTGGGATTGACGGAGAGCGATCAGGAATGTGGCGAGAAATGGCGCGGGTCATTCACGAAGTACGACCCAGATTCGTCTTCGTGGAAAACTCACCAATGCTCACTTCTCGGGGACTTGGACGAGTTCTCGGAGACTTGGCCCAGATGGGGTTTGATGCGAGATGGGGAGTGCTGGGAGCAGCAGATGTCGGCGCACCGCACCAACGAGACAGAATCTGGGTTGTGGCCCACGCCATGCGCGACAGACTACAAGGGGTCAGGCAAGACGGGGGAACTACGAGATCGTCTGGATTACGCAGTAGAGAGGGGAGCGACAAAGAGCAAGACATATACATGGCCCACGCCAGCGACAAAAGGTTATGGTCACGCCGCAGAGGGGATGGTAGCCAATTTAATCCAGAAAATAGAGGACGGGATAATCAGCAAGCAGGAAGCAGAGCAAATGTTGAATCTTCCGAACCTCGAAAATCATCGAACTTGGAAGAAAAAGTTCCCGACTTTCAATTCCTCGGATCATATACAACGCAAGACGAGCGCATCTTGGGCGGCGCAGGGACGAGTAAATTATGTTCTCAGCAACCCAGAAATAACAGGCGTGAGTGGTGGGAAGCTGAACCCAACGTGGGTCGAGTGGTTGATGGGTTGGCCTCTCGGGTGGACAGACTTAAAGCCATTGGAAATGGACAAGTTCCAGAAGTGGCAAGAACAGCATGGGAGAAACTAAATGGCTAAGATCTTCATAGCAACCCCAATGTACGGAGGGCAATGCACGGGGGTGTATGTACAATCAATTATCGGTCTTATGAACCTGTTTAGCCAGAGAGGGCATCAGGTCAGCGCAGCGTTCATGTTTAATGAATCGCTCATCACTAGGGCCAGATGCAACATGGCCCACCAGTTCCTAAAGACTGACCACGACTACCTCTTCTGGATTGATGCTGACATCAAGTTTAGGCCCGAGGATGCGCTACGGATGCTTGAGGCAGACAAGGACATCATCGGCGGTATCTACCCTAAAAAGGAAATTAACTGGGGTACGGTGCGGGATGCAGCACTGAGAGGGGATCAGAACCTGGCAGCGCATACGGGTTCCTTTGTGGTCAACCTGCCCTATGGCAAGACTTCAGTGACCGTCAAACGGGATGAGCCATGCGAGGTCATGTACGTTGGCACTGGGTTCATGCTAATTAAGCGGAAGGTCTTGGAGAAGCTGAAGAAGGTTACGCCCACCTTTGTTAGCGACATGAACGTGTTGGCAGGGGAGAGAATCTACGCCTTCTACTTAGACCCCATCTGTAGTGAATCTAACCGCCTACTGTCCGAGGACTACTACTTCTGTCAGCAGTGGATAAACAACGGCGGTAAGATCTATGCCGCCCCTTGGTGCCAACTTGGACACATGGGGACGTATTTGTTTGAAGGAAACCTGATAGGCACAGAGGAGCCATGCGATGAGCCAAGAGTGGTTACGAGACGAACAGCAGTGGGCAGCACAGAAAGTAAAAATCCCGTGGGCAACAAAGATAGATCTGGGGGGAGTAAAGATAATCGACTCAGAGGGAAAGATAGTGGCAAAGATGGTGCTGGAGACAGACCAACACGCAGCACTAGCAGCAGCCCTAATCGTCGAAAGAGTAAATAGCCTATAAAAAAACCCCCGCATATAGCGGGGGCAAGGGGGTTTCGCCTGTGACGGCGAGGAGAGAATTATTTCTGGGGTTTTTTGGGTGGCGTGTGAGTGAGTTTTTGACTCTTCTCTGTGTGTTTAGCGCCACTCATTAAAACACCCTTGGTTTTATGAACCTCACCTTTGTAAACCTTGCCGCTAGGCAGGTAGTGCGTTGACATCTTACCCATGATGGCACCTATTTTTTCTTGGCGGTCTTGGCTGAGTCTTTGAAGGCTTTAGCAGTGGGCGCACCCTTGCTGCCAACCGGCCTCATCTTCTCACCACTACCAGCCTTGATACGCGCTTTCTTTGCTGCAATGTTTGCATACAATCCCGGCTTGCTCATCTGCATCCCCATCTGGCTCTAGCGGCTCTGCCACGCTCACCCTTCCAGCCCTGACTACGGGCGCAGAACGATTTCTTTCTGGCAGCGTCACGCTTGGTTTTCGGATTAGGAGCAGGTGCTTTTAGATTGCTACCCGTCTCCCGATTGTACTTCGCCCTACCCTTGGCAGTCAGACCAGCACCTTGGCTTACAGGTAGCTTCTCACCGCGTCCAATGGATAGAGATACGCCCTTCTTAGACATAAGCCC